TACGCTCTATCCTCGTCTGTCCAGGTCCTGATGAGCCCAATCGTAGCCTTCCAGATGCCAGATCGTATCTATGGTGTCCCTCCTGAGCGCATGGACGAGCTGTTTCCCCTGGTTAGGTTGCGACCTGGTATCCCTCAGGCCTTCGCCCTCGAGGACGAACGGACAGTAAGGTTCTCCCACGGAGGGAAGAACGACGGGAAGCATATGCGTGTTGAGTATCGCTTCAGACCCTTTGTCATAGACCTGACAGACAGTATTGGCTCCATCCCACTGGTTCCAACACAGTGGATGCACGTCCTCTCAGACATGGCCCTGGTATATGTCCTACTCGACAAGAATGATGATCGCAGCAATGCTGCAGCGCTTGGTGCAAGGACTGGACTGGCTGCAATGCTCAAAGAAAACCGGCGCCGGAACGTCAAGATGGACTATCTGGCTGGCCACATCGCCCCTCGTCAGAACAGTCAAAGCAAAGGTCCGCTCCGTACTGAGTCGGGGCTCATCATAGGATGATCGATGGCCTACCGGGGCGTAACAGCAAGGCTGCCCGTTGGCAGTCAGGGCTTTACAGGTACTAAGAACCCCAGCCAGGCCGGCCCAGGCCATCTTACCCTAGTCGACGGCGCTGAACTGGACGGAGGCATCATCCGTAAGGAGGGTGGTGCCCAAAAGATCAACGCTGCCGCCCTTGGTGCTGGCTCCGTCATTGTTAGCGGTATCAACTGGGACCCTGTTTCTGGGGTCAGGCATGATGTTGTCTTTCTAAGCGATGGCACTGTCCGACAGGATACTGGAGCGGGCACCTTTCCCACTACTATGGTCTCAGGTCTAACCAATGTAAGGGAGCCTCCCCCTTACTTCATGCCTGCAGGTGGGGAGGCAGTGGGGGGCGTTCGTAAGCTGTTTATGTTTAGCGGCCCTAACCAGGTGCATGTTGCCTTGGCCGCTGCAGGCACAATGGCCCCTATTGGCGCTCCAGCAGCCGACTGGACGGCCGGGGCCTTTCCCACCTTTGGGGTCCAACACGGTGCTAGGATATTTGCAGGGGGCAACGCCAGCGACCCCCATCGCATCTACTATAGCACTGTCACCGATCACGGAAACTTTACCGGAGCTGGCAGTGGAACAATAGCGATCTATCCTGGTGAGGGAGAGCGTCTGGTAGGAGGCTTATCCTTCAGAGGCGCTTTGGTCCTCTTTAAGTACCCTTTTGGTATCTACATAATCAACACTGCCGACCTAACCCCAGCCAACTGGATTGTGGCTAGGATGACCAGGGCGGTAGGCACCCTAAACCAACATACCATAGTCCAGATCGAGAATGATGTTCTCTATATGGACCATGTAGGCAATATTCATCTATTGAGTGCAACCCAGGAATTTGGAGATGTTAATACAAGCGATCTTAGTAAGGTCGCTACCTTGGAACCCTTTATTCGCACTGAGATCAACAGAACGGTCATCCGCCGCATAGTGGGGGCATGGTATGCTGCCAAAAAGCAAGCGTGGTTTACTCTCCCTCGCACTGGCGCTACTGATAATAACCTACGTCTTATCATCGGTTTTGAGCAGCAGCCCAGTCAACAAGGAGCAGCCCCGCCTCGCTTCTTCATGTCCCGCAGAGACGTCTGTGTATCGCTGTGGATGAAGCCTGATGCAGCCCTGATACCAAGGCCAACCATAGGAGATGCCTCTGGCTTTATATGGCGCCTAGATGATACTTCCAGAAATAAAGATGGAGTGGCTTATCAGATCAATTTCGAGACGGCCAATACAGACCTCTCTTTTATAGATGAAGCCCTGGCCACCAGAATGAAAGCGGGCCAGTTTCTCGAGTTGGCATCTGAGCCTCGGGGCGACTGGGACTTGACAGTTAACGTCTTCTGGGATGATATCTTGACGGATACCCTCCAGTTTAGCATGGGTGGAGGAGGGGCTGTGTTAGGCGCCTTCATCTTAGATACAGATGTCCTTGGAAGCGACGTTGTTGCCTCTTCGAGACAAAGACTAACCGGCAGTGGACGACGTATCAAGCTATCTGCTCTCAATGGAGGTCTTGATCAGGACGTAAGTATATCAGAGTTCCATCTGAGCTTCACGCCGATGGATGAGAGGATTAGAGATGGCTAAATACGACCATGTGAAGAGGTCTAAGTTCGTCCGCTTTGGTCCTAATGGCGAGCTGGAAGAGTTGTTCTGTAAGATGTGTGGAACTGCCATTGGTGGTATGACTGAGAAGGTCAAAGGAAGACGCTTCGAGAATGGTGTCTGGATCGAGGAGCGCATCCTTCAGTTTCGGCGCTTTCACAACTATGTTGAACTAAAGATGGAGTTCTGGGATGGTTCTGCCCACGTTACCAGCGGATGCAGGGATTGTCTGGGTGAAAGTCTGACGTCAGATCAGATGTATGAGTTGCATCTGGCTGATATGGAGATGGATCTGGAAGGGGGCGGCTCTCATGCTGGGATATGTAAGACACGGGTTCCTCGCAGGGTGGTTGCTGTTAGATCGGACGGAGGAGGTTTAGCGTGAGCTGGCTAGGGCTACTGATCGTACTAATAATCATAGCAGCGATCATAGCTCTCTGTGTGTTCGCCATAACAGACGGACCTTAAGAGATGTCAGTCGGCCTCTATAGCCATACCACGCGAGGCACTGGAACGGTGCTGACTGCGGCTATCTATAATGCCGATCACATTAATCATATTACTAATCAGAACCCCGCTATGACTGGCGGCTATGCTGATAGCGTTGGGCAGTACCAAACTAAGGTTGATCCTGGTGGAGTTGGAACGGAGTCTCTATCACCCAATCTGGCAGGTGAGTTGGAGAGGCTTAGGTTCTGTATAGCTAGGATCACCGGCAAAACACAGTGGTACGAAGCTCCCCAGAGCAGCCTGCAGCAGGCCTTAGGTGGTACTGTCCCTGGCACGATAGCGACGGCTGGCGGCACGCCGCTGACCCTCCGTCGAACGGAGAACGACGCTGTCGACAGGACAGTTCTGTCTCTCGAAGAGGGATCAGGAGCTGGTGCAAAGGCTGAGTGGAAGGTCAAAGGAGGAACAGCCAACGACGTTACTGAGGTATCCCTGTTCCTCAACAACATAGAGCAGCTCAGATATGCTTCTAATATCAAGAATAGATATGCCCCCCAGGGCTACCTGACGCCAACCACTGGCGTTCCAGTGATAGTGGCCGACGCATCTGCTCAGACTTCCCTATTCTACGAGCCATTAGTGGGTAATCTGGTTCCGATTATCCAGAATGGCGTCATAGCAATGAGGACTTTCGCTCCCTTTACGCTGGCCCTGAACAACCCCAATCACGCAGCAGCGACTCTCTACGATGTGTTTCTGTGGGATATTGCAGGGGTGGTCACCATAGGAACTGGACCAGCCTGGGCGAACTCAGGCGCAGGGACCAGCTCTAGGGGAGCTGGGGCTGGTACAACTGAGCTAGTTCGTACCAATGGCCTATGGGTCAATGCTGTCTCTATGACTACAAGGAATGGAGCCGGCACTTTTGCAGTAGGTGCGGGGCTGGCTACATATCTTGGTACAATCCTGATTGACGCAGTTGGCACTGTTACCTGTCACCGCAGCTGGGGCCAGAACCGCAAGTGGTGCGTCTGGAATGCCTATAACCGGCAGCCTCTGTATCTAAAGGCGGGCGACTCTACAGCAACATGGAACTACCAGGGTGGCCTACGAGCATCAAACAATCTTGCTGCTAATAGTCTAACAGTACTATCGGGACTTGCCGAGGAGTTTTATCATCTCGGACTTGCACAGAGACTTCTGATTACGGTAAATGCAGCGTCTGACATAAACGTAGTCAATGGTATTGGCTGGAACTCTGTAGCAGCTATAACTGGCCGACGGGGTACAGGTGGAACGTCCACCGCAGCCGCTGCGGCTGCCAGTGTCTATCAAACTGTCACGGCTGAACACATCCAGGAGCCTACCCTCGGTATCCATCTTGCAACTGCTCTCGAGGCTGCTCCAACATCAGGCGGCACCGCTCAGTGGAATGGCGGTGAGGATGACATGATACTCCACGCGAAGTGGAGGGGCTAACTTGTGGCAACTATTGTCCCACATACGACTAGGGCTATCGGCACTGTTCTGACAGCTGCTATCTACAACTTTGATCATGTCAATCATGATAGCAATGATAATGCTCTTAACGTAGAGCTGGCCGCTATTGGCGGAATAGGATCGTTCGTTACAACAGATATTGCTGCCGCTGCAACTTGCGATATTGGAGCAGCACCAACATCTATAGTACGAATTACTGGAGCTGTAGGACCTATTACCTCCTTCGGAACAGTCGCCAATTCCAGAAGGTTTGTGTTCTTTAACTCAACCCCACAGATCAATCATAATGCAGTATCGCTAATCCTGCCAGGTGCTGCAAATAAAATTGCAGCGGCTGGCGACTGTGCAATCTTCATATCGGACGCCGCAGGCAATTGGCGCTGTCACAACTATCAGGAAGCAGCCACTATTGGTGGTGCCCTTTCAATTGGTACAACTCCAATTACAGGTGGAGTGGCTGCTCGTATTCTCTATAACAACACTGGATTTCTTGGAGAGTACACTATCAGTGGTACTGGCAGTGTTGTCGCTATGGCCACTTCTCCCTCTCTTGTCACTCCATTACTAGGCACACCGGCATCTGGTAACCTAGTAAATTGTGTAGGGCTGCCTATAAACGCTGGTACAACTGGAGTACTAGAGCCAGATGCAGGTGGTACAGGGGTTTCTAATAATAATGCTAGTACGCTTACCATCATTGGAAGCTTTTCAACTTCATTAACTGTCACCGCCGTAACAAGCGTTACACTGCCAGTTTCAGGCACACTTGCTACCCTGGCTGGTACGGAGGAGCTAACCAACAAAACACTCAATGCCTCGGTTGCCAAGGGAGTCTGGTCGACGTCAGGCGTCTGGACTGTGCCAGCATTTACTCTTGCCGGCACTATTTCTGGCGGCGGTAATCAGATTAATAATGTTATCATAGGTGCAGTAACACCACTCGCTGGCAGCTTTACAACAGTTTCCCATAGTAGCTATGCTGAGTTTGACGAAATAGCCTCACCGTCAAATCCAGCTGCTAACAAGCTCCGAGTGTTTGCCAAGGATGTAGCGGGCGTCACACACCTATTCACACGGGAGAGTGGTGGTGGCGAGGTTGATCTATCTGCCGCAGCGGGTGGCTCAGCGGGCTTGATACTACTAGCATCCGGCTCCATATCCGCCGCCGGCAATCTCGATATCGTACTGACAGGCTATACCGGCTACCGAGCGCTTCTCTTTGTGCTACAAAGTTTCGTGCCGGTAACGGACGACACGATTTTGTATATGCGCTTCAGCACTGATGGAGGTTCAAGCTACATCGCCTCTGGGTATGCCTATACGGGCATGGGCATCAACGACGGCGGCGGTTCGATAAACAGTTCT